CTCACTTGCTTCTGGTAATGTTTTTAATGTGATCATATTATCCCCAAACCTCCCAGTCAGTAGCTAGAATGTCATCTGTATTCAGTTGTACATGATCTCCACCAGGACGTATGAGCATATGCTCAGGCCATGAAGTGCGTCGAATATATTTCACAGGGTCAACTTTCAGTCTGTAAAAAGCAGAGTTAACTCTCAGGTCAGAGCTTTTACAGATTGGATCAGGAGATTCAGCTTCCCAGTCGTCGTATTGATACCATTGCATCAACCGATCTATTGAGTCAGTTCTATTTATAAAATTAGTATCTGTCCAGCCTTTCCTGCGTACTTTCCATCCAGCAATTAGTTTTTCCAATATCTCGTCTTTGTGTATGTCTTGCATAAATAAATGTGCGTGAGAGATGCGCACCCCCTTGTTGCGTTTATTCTGAGGAGGATGCAAACAACGTGATACGTTCCACAAGTGTGTCTGCGTAGCCGTTCATGTTGATCAACTGCTTTTGCAGTAAAGCCTGGTGGTCTGTACTGAGATGACTGAAAGCAGGACTCTCTACGAAGTCTGTCAACCTATCTCGTTTTTCTTCGAGTTCAAGAAACTCATGTCTCACCCGTTGCAAAGGTGTACCGTGTAGCTTGTATGATTTCTCGAACACATCCTTTGGGCTCCAGCTCACATAACCTTTGTACGCAGGAATGTTAGGTGTCCCTCCGTCCGTGTACTCTACAATATAACCTTCATCACTCGGGTTCTCGTCTGCTGGAATCTGCCAGCCTCTGAATTTATTATATTCTCCCCGTGTCATGGGGGTTGCGTTCACTGTCTTTGTTCCGGTGTATGTTTTCATTGTTTTTGTCCAGGATATTTTTAGTTGCTTCTCTTGCTGCTTTGTGACTCTGATTTGGAGATTTGATTATCATAGTCTTTGCCTCGACAAGCTCAATCTTATCAAGCTTGCCGTATATGAAGTAGGCATTGAACTCCACCCACATGTCTGCATCTATCGTGTATTCTAGGCTTGTATAGAAATTGACTATCCCATGGAAATCTACTGCCTTGAGATATCTTTCTTTTTCTATAATGTTTTTGAACATGTTCCAGGGTTTTCTGTCAGGAGAGTCGAGCTCTTCTTTCGTATACTCGACATACTCTCTAACAACTACCTCTTCTAGCAATTGCCCATCTGAAGCAATAATATAGTGCTGCAGATAGCACTCAAGACTCTTGGTTTGAAAGTTTTCTTCCTCCCAAGCGATGTTGAGTTTTTCAAGCTCTTCCGTCAATGGAAGCTTCACCTTACAGGTGATGTCATCAAACATTCCCATCTTGAGTCTCCTTTCTCATGCTTTTTTCAAAGCTTACTAGCAACCTATTCACTTCTTCTAGCTCAGGGTCGTTAAATGTGTTGTAGAAAATGTCTACCAGCCAACCATGGGAGGCGGAATCTTCCTGCACATTCAAAAGCGATAAAACTTTCTTTTCTAAATCGTTCGCTGCTTCAAATAATCCTACAATATGCTCACGCACATCAAGGATAAGCTCTTTATCTGTATCTGACAGTTTGTACTCTTTAGTTTTGCTCATCTTCAATTTCGCTATAGTTGCTGAGTTCTGATACTTCTTCACCGTCTTCATTAAGATCAACCAAGACGGCTTTTATTCCCACGGCAGCTAGTACAGCGAGCATGTTACTATTTTCACATGGGCTCGCTGCCACCTCCACGCCGTCTACAAAGAACTTTTCTCCATGTTCACTGCAACAGCCGTCACCGCACTCGTAAGAATAGGCTTTTCTAGCTATTTTATACACCTTATCCTTGCTCATTGCTTTCTTGAGCGGTTGCTTTTTCTATCAAACACTGCTCGAGGAGCTCAGTCTTTTGTTCAAGTTGCTCTTCGAGATCTGCTATTTCATCTTCCAAAGAATTTACCTCACTTCTGTGTGCCTCAAAGATATCCTGAAGTAAATCTCCGATCTGATCCATGTACTCTTCAATTTTTCTAGTCATATTTATTTTTATTCTTTCTCTCCGCAAAATGAACAGGACTTGACCGCTTCTCCTGGATGACTGCTATACACTCCTGTGTTACACTTGATACAGTGTTTTGTAATCTGAGTCTCGCCGTTCTCATCAATATACTCGTACGAGCTGTAAACCCCAGCAGGCATCCCTGCAGGAAGATTTCTTGTACAAGCTAGTGTAGGATTGAATGTCTGCTCACCCAATTTACGGCTTTTGACGATCGATGTAGGTAGTTCATCTTTAGCAGGTTTTAATGGCAACTGAGGTCCATTGAGAGATTGTGTTATGGTTATGGCTCCGAGAGCTGCCAGGGAAATTAATAGTATTGTTTTCATAAGTGTATGTGTTTTTCGGTTATTTGTTTTGCCACTTTAGGCTTATCTTCATCCTGAGAGTTTTCAAGCAACTCCCAATCCTCTTCAGTCCATTGCGATACATCTGCAATATACATTCCTTTGGTAGAACCAATGCTACCGTCGGGTGTAAAATAATAATATTTATCTATTTTTATTCTGGGGAGAAAAACTCTATAAACGCTGGCGTGTTCTCGCCTACATAGGCCCCAATTACGTTAAACTCGAAATACTCATAAGCATCATCCTCACTCATGTCTCTCATGAGTATTTCGATACATTTCTGTCGACTGTAAACTGCCATAGGCGTATTGAATTGAGTGGCTATTCCAATGAAAGCTTCCTCAAAACTGTCAGCCAATAGAATGTCTGAGTCAGGATAGTTGTCCTCTATCCAGTTAGACAGAGAGCATGATATTGTCGGTGTATTTTTCTGCATCTTTAAATGATACTTTGTTGAAACTTACATGCCTTTGCTCAGGAACAAGCACACTAGCTGCCTCAAATAGCAGATAGCCTACAACTCCCTCGCCCTCGTCATTTACATGCGCTTCTGCTTCGCTGAGCGAGCTGAAGAAATAGATTTTGTTGTTGCAGCTGTCATAGAGCACCCATTTGCGATCTTCTTGTGCGACCGCCACGGAAGGTTTTTTTGTTGTTGAGCGAGATTTGATAGCCATAATTATTCTAAGTTACACAGTTTTTGAAATGATTTATTAATCAGTTTTTGTTGTTCTAGTTCTGAAAGCTCACCGTTACCTTTACGGTGAGCATAGCTCCAGTTGTCTGCATTACTCACTAGTTTACGTATTCCATCATTGTCTCCTGCAACCATTATGGTGCAGATGAGATGAAGGAACTCTTCATACTTCTTTACCTTTTCCTTCAGTGTCGGGTTTTTCATAGTCGAAGAATGCTAGACTGAATGCCTGATCTCCAAAACCGTCTAGCTCTACTCTTACCCAGCTAGACAATGGTTCTACTTTACTCAGCACATAGGTTTCACCGATTACAAGAGTATCTTTGGCTCTATCGATCATATCTCGATGCCAGTGATACTCTGCCCCTTTGAATGTTACTTTATCTCCAGGTTTAGGCCATTTCATATATTTACTTCCTCTAGTGTCTTTGTTCTGATTTTGATTGTGTTGTTGAACCGTGGAATACCGTCGCTGCTGAGATTCTGGTACTTTACAGTTGCCTGCAGACCCAGGATGTCTAGACGACGATTCCACAATCTCCTCTGATATTCGATACCTCCTACAGGAACAGAGTCGAACTCTACACCATCCGCCATAGCTAGACGCAGAATAATGCAACCTTCTCGACTGCCTTTACCTTCCTTGTAACCCACGATTTCAAATTCTCCCTCATGGAAGTCTTTGCGTTTTAGCAGGTCCTTTGTGCGCTTGTGCTGGTATGTGCTGCTCCCGACACGAACCATCTGTCCTTCGTATCCATCAGTCATATATTGCTGATACAGCTTGTCTAGTTCTTCTTGTGTGTGTGCAGATACGGTATTCACAGCTTTGATATACGGATTGCGTAGGCCGTTGATGCCTACAAGCATTAGCCAATAATCCATCTGTCGACGATTGAATGTATTGTTACCTTGTGTGATGATATCGTACACATGGTACTGCACACTCTGCTTGCATTTCTCAATATCTTCCTCTGTGGCTTTGGGCTGCTTGACAATGCTCACAATTTCTTCAAACTGATCTTTGAGTTCGTGTGAGTACATTTCACCATCAAAAGCTAACAGGTCTGGATACTGATCAAACAACGGCTGCACAGCGTCTCGAATGTGCTGCAATGTACCAAACGGCTTCCACTGTCGGCTGAATGCTCCTTCTCGTGTGACAACACATCTTAACCCATCTAACTTCGCCTGACTATATACAGGGAACGTTAACTTGTCCTTGTAGTCTTCATAATCCTTAGCAAGCATAGGATCCAGCCTGAGAGGATTGCTACTCTCCAGAGCGTCGACATCTTCCACATATCCCTCATCTTTTTTCTTTTGCCATTTGGCCTTGGCTTCAAGCTCGGCCTGCTCTTCTGGAGATGTTTCATTCTTCTTGCCAATGTTTTTACCAAGGCACCTGGTAGGTGCGTTGATTATTTTCTTACCGTCTGTCTGCCCACTGACTGTATGGTAATATCCGTCCTCGACGAATATCTGCCATTCTTGTGTGACTCCTGTAGCAGTCTTTTTAAATAGCTTCAGCAGTTCCATATTATTCTTTTATTGTCTTTCTGTAGGTTATTTCGTCGTAGAATACTTTCTTTACTGCAGGGCTAATCATGTGCTGTGTTTCAATGATTGCAGCTATGTGCTCGCTAGTCAGTTCAGCTATTTTTTTACGCTGAAGGGGTTCGTCACCATTTTTTCCAAAAGTACCCCATTTAAAATTCTCACGAATCTTTTGATGGGGGTCGTCCGAATAAACACAGGCATCTGCGGCAGGCTCACTATTCACACTTCTACGAACGTATTCGAGCCCACCATCCACAAAGTAAGTCTCACCATTTTTATCCTGGTGAGACTTGTAATCGTGTCTATGATAGGACTCTAGATGCGTACCATCTGGAGTTATTATTGCGTTAACTAATAGGTGTTTCATCTGTACCTTTGCTCTGGAAAATATTTGGTAAACTCATCCACAGCCAACTTAAGAAGATCCAGAGCCTCGCTGCGCATTCCCCAGAATCTTTCTTTTTCAGCTTGACCGATATTCAACAGATTTTCTTTTATACTTTTTGTAGTTATGGTGATGACTCCTTTTATGAGAGAAGCCCACAGGAATGGACTCGAAATCATAGCAAGCGGATGTCCTTCACGTGGTTCAGTATAGCTAACTCGCTCAGCATCAAACACTGAAAAATTAGCGATATAGTAGGACTTGTCCACCATCACAGGATCAATTAACAATACTAACTTTTTGCCAATGAATAGCTCAGGTGCAGCATATCCCATATATTTATTGGGCCAGATATTAGGGATATTCAGTTTGATTGTGTGTCCTTTGTTCGTGAAATAGATTTCATTCATTTGCAGGTTTTGTCTTTGGCTTTCTGCATTTGTTGCAGAGGGTTTTCCACCATCCTTCCGTAGATAGTGACCCAGGCTCTCCACAATATTCACAGGTATTCTCGCTGAGGTTTTCAGCAAGACTCAGTGCGCCGTTAACATATCCACTGAACCTCTTATAGAGATCGTCGATATCTTTTTTACTGAACCTTGCAGCTTCCTCAGAAGTATACACAGGAAGAATATCCACATATACTCTGAGCATACCAAACTTTTCTTTGATCTGAGCATACTTTACTCTGTAGCCAGAAAAATATGCGTGCTTCCCGTAGTCTACACAATATAGCGAACGGTACTGTAGATTAAATTTACCTTCAATCTTTCTACAGAGATTATGCAGCCAGACCTTTGGTTTCAGAAACTCAGGAAAAAATGTCTTTTCTCTGAGATTTCCTGAGCCTGCTCTGCCGTTGATTGTTTTTGAGAGATTGCGCAGAATAGGCTCCCACCCATCTCCACAAGCACAGCCAAAAGCCATGCAGCTTTCCATCGGCGATTTGCTGTAATCCTCAAACAGCTCTGGATAGTCTGCCACAAGTTTCTTTTCTAGTTCTTCTTTCATATAATTAGTCTTGCGTGTCCTCGTCTTCAGTTTCCACTTCGTCATCACCAGCAAATCCGAACATCTCTTTCCATTCTTCGTCTGTGATGCCTGACTTAACGAACTCTCTGTCAGCTGCAGACAATTGCGGGAAAGCGTCTTGTAGCAGCACTCCTTCATGATAATATTTTTCTAACTGGGCATCTGTTACGTCAAGATCAAGCGTTCTGAGTTGTCCTGAATATGTCGATAGTCTTGTGATTTCCATAATTTATTAGATTTCGTCTGTGTTATAGTTATGTCCGCCTACTTGCACGATATTTAATCCGTAGTGTGTTTGACTTAATACAGCTATGATTTCTGCAGCTGTCTGTCGAACCATATAATCTTGCCCAGTACTCAAGCTAACTTTGCAGCCTGAGGCTTTCCTAGGCTTTACTCCTTCGTACGCCGTATTCAGCGCAACAATAGAATCTGCACGGAGGTAGACTACTGCATCGTTATGTGAATAGTGTAGTGCTAATAGTGTAGTGCTAATAGTGTCATTCCGTTCATTGACCATTGCAGCCGACTGTAGCTGTAGATCTTCCAACCTATTGGCGGCTTCATACATATGGAGGCTTCTAAGCGCTTCGATTAATTCGTCTGTAGTCATATTAACCTTTCTTCATGTCGTAGGGTTGATTCATTACTTTGAGACTCCAGTAACTCTTCTGGAGAACTTTTGATGATATAGGTACCGCAGGCTTGATCACTACGCCTTCTGCATTAGATCTACCGTTGTCATACTTGGTATCATTGGCCAGCTCCTGCAGATCTTCCAGGGATGGCGTATTCATGGTAAACACAAACCTGGTTATTTCTCGTACAGTTGGAACAAAGAGCTGTGCACAGAACACCAAAAGAGCGTCCCAACCCAGCCACTCATGCGTTCGAATGTTCTTTACACCAAACACGAACAACTCTCTGCGATCAGTCTTCAATGGATTCTTTTGAATTCCTGGTCCGCAGATTTCACCTTGGATTGCGTATCCGTCAGGCAGGTTGCCTTCTAGCTTATACTTCTTAGCAATCTCCCAATATACGTTGCCAGGAGTATCCTTAAACTCTCTGTTGCGTCCACAGACATGAAACATACCATCTGATTGGATATATGTCGCACTGGTGCCGTCACATTTTAGTGTTGCCACAAACTCAACATTCTTGAATCTAGGGTCAGTGCGAGCTTCCAGCAGAGCTTCAGGTTCACTCCTGAAATTGAGCTCGTCAGTCTTGCTGATGTATCTGGTTGGGAAATCTGCAAGAGTTTCGCCATCTGTACTTGCACTTGCAGGAGCTACCCACTTCTCGATACCTAGGGGCACGCTAACTTCCATTCCTTCTTGCCAATCCTCTGGAGGATACCCAGAGATTATTGCTGCTTGTGTCAGCTCATACAAAGGAAGCACAAGGCCTGCGCTATACTGTCCACGCATCTTGACTGTCTTGATGCGTACCTTTTCATCTCCAACGTACGTCTCATCAACATATCTCTTTGGAGCATATGAATCAGGGAACACCATTACCACAAGGTCACCTACCTTGTGCAGACCTTTTTTAACCACAACATGCCAACCTAATACAGTGGCCCGTTCGATTCTGTCTGCCCCTTCAATAGGAGCGAGTTCTAATACTTTTGCTATTACTGCTAGTTTTTCCATAATAGATTATAATACTATAATTAAATGTCCATCCGGCAATGTACCCTCATCAGATTTGCTTGCACATTGCGCCTCATAGTATTCGCCTTCTTCCAAAGGCGACCCTGGAGATACGTAAATGGTGACTTCGTCGTCTTTATTAGCTTCAGGAAGCTCTGCGATCATTTTCATTAATTCTCTGTATGTCATATTATTCAGATGTTAGTTTTTCAAGTTCCCAGCAAAATACAACGTTGTCGTATTTCTCAAGCTCATCCACCAGATTGTGGTGAATGAGCGTTTCCCAGATGTAATACCTGTTCGCATATCCAGCACCTAGTTTGGATACATAGAATTTGCGGCCAGGGTTACCTTTGATGTGATTTGATAGTTGTTCAAGTTGATCAAAGAAAGGCTTTGCATATTCCTCAGGAGTATAGCAACTCTTCGGATTACCGTCAGGTGCTTTCTTTGTGACGAAACCTATTGCTCGTGGGTGATGCCTGAGCTTTGCTGCCCCAGCCAATCCTTGTTTCATTAGGTTGTCGCCAAATACAAAGTATGACGAAGGCTCACTGTTCAGAAGCTCTTCTGTCACGTTGATGTTTTCGTATTTAGCAGGCATAGCTTAAAACTCAGGAAGTGGACAGTATTTGCGAAGACGCTCGATCTCTCTGAGCAGACACCATACAGCTTTACTATAGTCTTTTTCGGCAGGCTCGCCAGGCTTGCGTCCTGCCCTATAGATATACTGAATGGCTTGTGCAACATTTCCTGGGAAATGCTCGCTGATGTCTATGCAACTGATTCCTGTAGGGTGCCAGTTGTAATAGTCTGGCTGATTGACAGTGCTGTCAAACTCAGCCATTTCGATGTATGGTTTAGAGCTCATATGTGTAATTTTCTTTCGATGGTTTGAATTCTACTTCAGCTACTAGCTTGGATAACATGTCACACCAGTCTAGTGAGCTTTCAGAACAGTTGACATACTCACTCAAGGCTGAAGCAATTTCAAGCGCTCTTTGTAACTGATTAGCATAAAGCCCTCGTTCAGCGTTTGCCACAGCCCACAGGAATTTAAAATCCCCTACAGCCGAGCAATACCAGCAGTCAGCACTTCCACAAGTGCATGGCCCGCTAAGCTTGAATTTTTCTAATTCTACTCTGTTCATAGTTTTGTATTTACTGTCGCAACGAGCGCAGCTCTGCGACAAAGGGTTGAAGTGTTCGCACACTGAGCGATCATGTTCGCTTGTGTCTTCTGAGGAAAGAAGCTGTATTTGACGCTTTCTCCACATAGTTAAGATTCTTTACTGGCTTCTAAAGCCTTTCTTACTCTTTTTTTAAGCAAGCATAACTTGTTATATATTGTCTGTTTTGACTTGCCCTTTTTCTCGGCATATTCGTCAAGCCTTGCTGAGTCTAGATATGCTAGTGTGAGTAGCTCTCGTTCGTCAGCATCTAGCATACCTAATGTTTCGGCTATACTGTCTTGATCTGTTTTTTCTGACTCGTCTTCACAGGTTTCTGCAAGACGCTCATACAATTCTTGATCTTGTATTGTAGGTCTACGAACTAGACTTCTATATATGTTGTTGGCCTCGAGTGCAACTATATTGCAGGCCCACTTCACAAAGTTTGTACTATTGTCGAACAAATCGTACTTGTTCCACATAATGACTGAAGCTCTCTGTACCACATCTTCTGCGTCCTCATGCCTACGGACTTTATTAAGCGCTAAGCTCAGCAACGCGCGTTTGCAGGATAACAAATTATTTGTAAATTCTTCTTCAACAGGATGCATGTTTCAACCTTTCAATTTCTTTTTGGAGATTTTCGATTTCTCTCTCAGCTTCTAAAAGCATTACTTCACCGATTGTGATGTGATCGACTTTGTTCAAGAGTTCTTCGTTTTTCTTCTCAAGACTCGTGATGCGATCTTGCATTGCTCTGTATGTTTCCCAGGTTATTGTGTATGCGCTCATATGTGTATAAAATTAAAGGCGGGTAGAGAATAATCTCTACCCGCCAGGTTTATTAGGGGGAAATTGGTTGCCTGACCAGGATTCGAACCTAGACTAGCTGAGTCAAAGTCAGCTGCGCTACCATTACGCTATCAGGCAGTCTAAAATCGTGCTTCTAGTACAACTTCGTTTTCATAAA